TGTGACATACCAGAAGCCGTTATAATCTTCGATGTCTGAGTCGATGTATACATGATCCCCTGTTCCGAGTCCGTGGTAGGGGAAAGTGACTAAAGCGGTCCCTCCGTAGTTGGTGACAGCCCCAGCGACTGACTGATTGATAATCTTGTGACCTGTAGGGTCTTTTACTACGGTCACCATTAGTTTCTGAATATAATTGTTTTAACTCCTTCAATTAAATAAACGTCACCAATAATATAAGCTACACCGTTCTTTTTGGCGATCTTAAAGTCATAGACCACAGACTCAAAAAACCAAATTGGCCGTTTCACCATTTCATTTCACGTATTTTAAGTATTAGATTCTCAGAAGCCAGGTCAAGTAAATCCGTGGCCGTTTGGTTAACGAAATCATCTACCGCCGGATCAACTATGTCTGTCCGTCCCCCTTCCTGCCAAAGTTTAGTGCCTTTCTTTTGGATGTTGGTAGCTATCGCCCAGACTGCTTTTTCATCCAATCCCCGAGCCTCTACCCATTCAGTGATGTTACTAATCATATCCCGGCTAGGTTTCTTATCTGGTGTTGGCCTGCGCCCTGTTTGAACTGTCATAAAAAACGGCCTTCCGAATAAAGTCATTTTGACTTTGGAGCCCTCCTGCCGTGTTTCTATTCGGAGACTGTTGGCCGTTTTAAGGGTTGCATTCATGCCCGCCTGGCCCATGTTCGCCCTTATGTCGTTGGTTAATTGTATGCCGTTATTTTGAACGATGTCAATTATCTGCGGCATAGATTTCTATGTTATCGGGAGTGCAATATTCGAAATCATCCGGGGTAATCATTTGGAAAGTTAAGAGCCATCCGGTGTGAATCCCTGCGTCATCCTTATAAAATGGCTGTTGGTTGAACCCTTGCAAGGTAATCGCCCCCACCGTGTCGGATACCTTCATCGAATAGTCGTTTAGCCGTTGGATGAACTTGTCAACCATCACATCCTGCGCATCCAAAATGTCATTTGATGGCCCTTGCGTGGCGTCGAAAGCGTCCTTATCAAAGAACAGCAAAGCAATAGACCATGTCTTTTGCCACATCTCAACGCTGTTTACCGCGTATTGTGGCTGAGCTGTGATCGGAAGTAACCAGATCCACGGATACGACTTGTTTGGAATCATGTTGAACTCGGAGTGACGGCCGGCTGAAAATTGGATATTATCCGCCAGTGAATTGGCTACATCTTGCAAAAGAAGCCGGACCGATTGATGACTCATCTGGTGTTAACTCCACCAAATATAATTATTTTTTCATCGCAATCAATCGCTGATACTCCTTCATGGCGTGGGATTCAAACGATCGGTAGCGTACAAGGTGGTAAAACTCCCTCGCACTCCACTCCTGACAGACCCTTTCCATCTCGCTCGGAACTCCCCCTGTTATGTTCGTGAGTGTAGCAAAAAAGCCAAAGTCTTCTGATAACCGGGTAAGCCCTGAATTAACCTCTTCAACCGATGGATCAGCGTCAGGAAGGGATTCATTGAAGGCGGTGATATATTCAACGGCCGAAATAAAAAAAAAGCCCCCGTACCGATGACCTCCAGGCATGACGCAGTCTTTAGATCCTCTTTTACTTTTGATACTTTGGTAAAATCATATTTACCGTCGATTACTTTCTGCATGTAAATAGCACACGCTTCCAAGCAAAGACTGTGGTAAATCTCCCAATCCTGATATTCAAAGTCTTTCGTTTCCTTCTTTGGCATCTTGTTTAACAGGTTCCTCAGGTCTTCGAACTGCCCCAGACTTTCAATAGTTGGATCTGTTGGTAAGGGTATCCCGTTTACTACTTGTGTCCGGTTGTAGGCCGGGGCAAGGTTCATAAACGAAAGAGCGATGTTAATCTTCTCGAGTCCTTTTAACTCAGAAGTTAGCAAGGTGTCTTTTGGTATCCCTGTAAAGCAGGAGATAGTTTCCGCTAACGTCCGTGGGTAGATGTGGAATAGTGATTGAGTGTAGGTTACGTCATCCCAGCAGGTGGGTAAATCATATTTTTTACCTAGTACTTTGAATGGAATCATATTGCCACGGTGGGTTAACGTTAGAAAAGTGTTTTGCCGTATTTCTGAGCATTTTAGACCGTTTTTTGGTTCTGAGATTCCGCATATCCAGTGTGAATCCTACCGCTACAACCCCGACTCCGAGCAAGGGAGTAGATTTAATCTCATTGGCTGGCATGGTTAGGACTGATCCCACAATGATAGCACTACCGGCAATCCAGAATATATTGGTTTTAATGGGTTTCTTCTCAATTCGTTGAGCGCAAGCGTCATTGGTCAGGAACCAGATGAACAGCGCCATCAGAATAAACCACCTGAAGATCTTGTTTGTCATTTGAAACTTACGTTTAGTGATGATTTAGGCTTTTTGAATGAAATTGCGGCATAGCGCATAGCGTCCATAGCGTGATCGTTTAGCTTTAAAGGTTCCTCCGGGGTGTTTCCTACCCTGTTTTTATTAACCTTGAATTTATAGCTCTTAATTTCTTTAAGTAAGTTGACTGACCCCTGGTGGATGAACAGTTTCCGGCTTTTAATGAAGTCTATCCCCGCTTTTACGTCCTTATTTGCCGCTATTGCCTTGAATCCTGCACGTTTTATCTCCTCAATACGTTGGGGTTCGGCTGCATCGCAGTAGATAGGGTCGTACGGGCTTACAAGTTGTTTCAAGGCGTTAATTAGTTCGCTGTTTGTGATTTTAGATTCGTAAAGCTCCTCTGAGACATACAATCCATTATTAGAATACACGACTTTGCATAAAGCTGTAGGGTTATTATACCCAAAGTCAAGTCCATATCCAGTTTGTCCATCAGTAATTCCCCCAGGACCTTGCCATGCGTTCCAATGGGTGTATATAACTCCTTCGCTGTGACCTCTCTCCCCCAGACCGTAAACTTTCCAATAGTTTGCGTCTGCGTCTTTGAGGTTCTCGATTTCTTTAATCTGCTCATCAGGTAAAAATGGGTTGTCTTTGTAGGTCGTTTGGATGTAATAACAGTCGGTCCGGGTTAACACCTTGTCATAGATCCAGTGAAACTCATCCGCCGGGTTGTAGTCAATAAAAACACATATTCTGGTACGGAGAAGCAATTGTAAGAAGGTGTCATAGTTGATTAAATTAGCCTCATTTATGAATAATATATCCCGCCGTGGTCCTCTTACCTTTAGGTGATCGTCTACTGAAAAGAACTCCATGTAAGATCCTGTAGGGTAGTGGTAGGTCTGTTCGGTGCGTGTGTGATCGTTTACGTTGTATAACTCGTACTGCTCCATCACTATCCGCCAGTCCTTCAAAACCCCTTTTCTGAGGTGTGGGAAGGAAACTGAGGTCATTGAAATCTCATATTTGTCCCTGTAGGCTAAACCTATTAACAGTTTGGTTATCCCCCGTGTTTTCCCTGAGCTTGTGCCCCCCTGGTTAACTATTATCCGGTAGCCCGCTTGGAAGGCTTTGAACGATTCCAATTGAACTCTCACTTCGTCCAGAATTAGGGTTTTCCCATCTGACAGTGATTCCACCTGAGTGTTCTGCATTTATGTCTGTTTGGATAGCTGATAGCTTAGGGGCGGCATAAGGGAGTATTTCAGCGATAAATTGAAGCCGTTCACGGGCTTTCAGGGTTTCAAAATCAGCTTGAATGGTTTCGATATTAGCCTCTAAGAAGTTAACGATGTGTTCCCTTACCTTGACTGATATTTTGATTACAGCCCCTTTAGGTTTGCCGGGATTGCCTTTAGCAAAGGTTCCGTTCTGGTTCCGAATGTCGCCGTTAGTTTCGGACATATTCAAAGATACAATTTAAAAATTACTCTCCTTTTAACCTTTTGATTTGCTCTCTTAATTCATCACTGTTAATCATCAGTGTTTCAGCCCTTTCCATGTAAATACGGGCGGTGTCCTGATACTTTGTGATATGTTCATGGTTCTTATCGATCTGCTTCTGTAGCTGGTTAACAGCGGCCTGTAAATGTTTCGGTAGCTTTACTTCTTCTTTAGTTTCCATGTTTTTAAATAATATTCCGTCGCCTTTTTTTATTTCAATACCGTCGATTGTTACATCTTCGGAGGCTTTTATTATACCGTC